AATTATGATAGCAGACTTTGTGATGAGTATGTCCAGAAAAGTAGAAGATAAGGTCGGAAAGACAGCAAGATTTCACATCATCAAAAATAGATTTGGTGTCGATGGGATAACATTCCCTTCAAAAATGGATACTGAACTTGGTAAAATTGACATTTATAAATCAACTTCAAAACAAGGCATTCAACAGCAAAAGAAGATGGATAACTCAGAGGAGTTTTTACGAAAAACTTTGGCAGATAAATTAAAAATTCATCAAAAAGAGGTTGAAGGTTTTGAATAATTTGATATTTAATATTGAAAGAAAAATTTAAAAGGAGTTTCAATGCAATTTCAGTTATCTGACAATTTTGTAGACAAATACAAAAGAAAAAAGCCACCTTTCGGTTTCAACGGATTAGGTGAATTAGTTTATATGAGAACCTATTCTCGTATCAAAGAAAATGGAAAAAATGAACGCTGGTGGGAAACCGTCAGAAGAGTAGTTGAGGGAACTTATTCAATGCAAAAGAAATGGATTGACTCTCACCAATTAGGTTGGAACCCGTGGCAAGCACAAAAGTCTGCACAAGAAATGTATGAGAGAATGTTCACTATGAAATTCCTACCGCCTGGTCGTGGTTTATGGGCAATGGGAACACCAATCACAGAAAAAAAGAAATTGTATGCGGCATTGAATAATTGTGCATTTGTATCTACTTCTACACTTAAAGAAGATTACGCAAAACCATTTTGTTTCTTAATGGATGCATCAATGTTAGGTGTTGGTGTTGGTTTCGATACAAAAGGAGCTGGTGAAATTATTGTAAAAGGTGTTAACACCAATAAAAAAACAACTATATATCAGATACCAGACACAAGAGAAGGTTGGGTAAAATCACTTAAATTATTATTAGAGAGTTATTTTCACGGAACAAATCCAGTTAAGTTTGATTATAGTTTACTTAGATTACTTGGAGAGCCAATTAGAGGATTTGGTGGTGTTTCAAGTGGTCCAGAACCATTGAGAGAAGTTCACGAAGATATTAGAAAAGTATTGGAGAGAAATTCAGGTAGTCCAATCACCGTAACTACAATTGTTGATGTTATGAACCTTATAGGAAAATGTGTTGTAGCAGGTAATGTTAGACGAACAGCAGAAATCGTGTTCGGAGACCCTACAGACGAGGAATATTTAAATTTAAAGAATTATAAAGTTAATCCACATAGAGACCAATATGGGTGGACTTCAAACAATTCAGTATTTGCAGAACTTGGTATGGATTATACCGAAATAGCAAAAAGAATTGTAGATAATGGAGAACCTGGTTTCGCGTGGTTAGAAAATATGAGACATTATTCTCGTATGAAAAATGGTGGTGATGATAAAGACCATAGAGCAATGGGTGGAAACCCTTGTTTAGAACAGACATTGGAATCTTATGAATTGTGTTGTTTAGTGGAAACATTTCCAAACAATCACGAAACATTAGATGATTTTAAAAGAACTTTAAAGTTTGCTTATTTATACGCAAAAACGGTCACATTAGGTAGAACACATTGGTCAGATACCAATCGTGTTATGTTGAGAAATAGAAGAATAGGTTGTTCGGTAAGTGGTGTCGCACAATTTATTACAAATCGTGGTTTACACGAATTAAGCACTTGGTTAGAAGAGGGATACCACACAATACAAAGATGGGATAATAGTTATTCAGATTGGTTAGCTATTCCAAAGTCCATTAAAACTACTTCAGTAAAACCAAGCGGAACTGTATCATTATTAGCAGGTGCAACACCAGGATTACATTATCCTGAAAGTCGTTTTTATATAAGACGAATTAGAATATCAGTTAATTCAGAACTGATAGAACCATTAAAGAAAGCTGGGTATAAAATAGAACCAGCCTATGGTTCAGAAGACTCTACATTAGTAGTAGAAATACCAGTAGATGTTGGAGAAGGAATTGCAACCGCAAGTGAATTAACAATATGGGAGCAATTCAGTTTAGCAGCATTAATGCAACGACATTGGGC